ATCACAGCATTCAAACGTGCAGAAGATTTGATGCAACGTGCATTGAACAACCAATACTATGATCGTGATCTAAACATTACACTTGACACTATTGGTGATCCTCCTATTGTTGGAGACATTGAGTGTGATGCACATGACATGGTTATATCTAACCAACTCTTTATTGCTAAAGAAGCATACGAGAGAATGAAGGCAGCATATCCATCATACACACCATCCGCAGGAAACACAGCACAAGATTGTTTAGATGACATCTATGATGTACTACGTGATGTAATGTGGGATGTTAAGTTTGGTGGTAACTATAAAACATATTCTATTGCTAAGGGTTACATCACCAATGACTTCAATGGTAAGACATATCCACAGATCATCCAAGATGTAGAAAGAGATGAAGTAGCGAAGGTATTCCAAGAAGTTAAGAATGTTGCAATGCAAGTTATCAAGAATGAAGCAGTGACTGTTTCTGCTGGTAACGATTTAACACAGATCATTGACAATACAATCGTAGATGACTGGGATGATGATGAACTACTACCTAAGTGTGGTTCAGCAGTCGCTGCTGTTGACACATTGATGGACATTATCATACAGGCAATCGGAACTGATGCTGGTGTTGGTAATCTTAATGGTGTACAAAGAACAACACAAGACGGTCCTGATCCTGGCTGGAATACAGCATTGAACATCACATCTGCTACTGCAACATCTATCACAGTTAACGTAGGTGCTTCACCAACAGGAGAACAATACGCCCATACATTTGTTGCTGCACAGTCAGGTGCTGTTGTATCTGGTGGTAACTATGACCATAAGTTTGTAAGTGCTACAGCTGGTGCAGTCAATGTTGTTAATGGTGCACAGATTACACCAACTAACGCAACATATGATGCAACAACTGGATTGTTAGTAATGTATTTTGGTCAACCACATTTTGTAACTACAGGTGATCTATTATCATTAGACGATAACTCTCTCACATTCTCATGTGGAATGGATCAGTATGGAACTACTAAGACATATCCTAGAGCAAGTGATCCAATACAAGGACAGAATGTAAACCCAACTGCTGTTACAACTTATAGTATTACAGTCAATGTTGGTACATCACCTCTAGTTGAGTGGAATGTATCCAATGCAGTGTACGATCAAGTAAGTGGAGACCTTGCATTAACTATAGGTAACCATGGTTTGACATCTGGTACAGCAATCAGACTGAAAGAAGAGTCACTCATCTTTACATGTACTAAGGATCAGGATAAGACATCACATGCATATCCTAGATCTGCTGGTAAGTATCAACCATCTGCATATCAAGATGGTAACTGCTCTGATGTTTGTGCAACAGTCAACGCATTGACTGATATTCTTTGCAACTCTATTAATGATGGTAACCTAGACAATCTACCTCCACTAAGCAATGGTGAGTGGGATTGTGCTAACGTTCGTGCATCTATTGAAACTTTATTTGATATTCTAAACGATGCAATCACTGACGGGACACTCGCTGGTCTACCCGTACTCAACACAGGTGACTTTACAATCAACAACGAAGCATCTAAGTGTTTCCGTGATGTCACATACATTGTTGATGCTGTTGTTAATGACCTTAGACTTGGTGGTAACTTAAACAGTATACAGGCTGGTGAAGCATACTATGTTGGTAACAACCTAGAATATATTGATGGAGAGAAGACAGAGACACTAGACGCATGGGATTACGTCGGACAGATGGCAACTGCTGCCATGAGAAACTTCGATGTTCTAGCATATAATTGTTCAACTAACTCTGGTTCTGCAATCGTAGATGTTAATGATACTCGTGGTATTATCATAGGTATGAGTGTTGTTGAATATACTGCTGGATCTTATCGTGATGGAGACAATGCACCTGGTTTACTAGGTAACAGTCCAACTCCAGTCTATACAACAATACCAGAAGGAACATATGTTAAGAGAATTGTAAGTAACACACAGATTGAACTTGGTGTTAATGGTTCTAGATTGACTGAGGGTGTGACTGTAAATGCATTACAGAATAGCACAACTGTTGACCTATACTTCAAGTACGAGAAAGGTATTTGGGCAGACACATTACCAAATACTGTTATTGTAGGTCCTGAGTCAGAAGGTCCTGAGGTTATTGCTGATAGTACAGTATCACCAACAAATAGAGAATGTGCAGGAACAGCAAACGCCATTGAAACATTAGTTGGTAACATTACTACTATTATTAACAGTGGTCTTGGCACAGTCGTAAGACAAGAACAGACAGTCAACACTGCACTGTTATCATCTAGAGCAACACTATTCACAATTGACGTTGCTGGTACAGGTCCTTCAAACCCACATAACTTTGAGACTGGAACTCCCGTAAGATTGGTTCCAAGACCCCGTTTCGATCAGGTAACTGGTAAGTATGTTGATGTTGATAAGCGTCTTGTTAGACTACCTAATGGATTTGAAACTAACAGAACTTACTATGTAATTGCACCAGGCAGAGTTACACAACCAGAGAACTATGGTGCAACAACACTATTCAATGGTAGTGACCAAACCAGATTGATGCTTGCAACATCTAAAGAAAATGCTGCTTCTGGTATCTACATCTATGCATCTGAAACAGATAGTATAGACAAGGATGTTGAGATTGATCTTTATCAGTTTGTTCTTGATGACAAGTACGACTTACACACTTATACTGCAGAGTTAACAAACACTGTCAACGCTGGTATTATGACCAACGTTTCACATATATTTGACGTACCAAACGCAGGAACAACTCCACAGAAAGCATTCATTAGAGCAGTAGAAGGTGGTGTATTGCCTTTAGTTGCTACAACTTATGCTAATGACCCAACTGTTGCAGTTACTGATCCACAAAATTCTGCTATCGGTAGAATCAATCCTAACATTGAATTCTTCACTCGTTACCAGAACAATAAAGTCATCACATTACATAAGACACATGCTGATGCTATTAACAATGTAAATCCAATTACATTTGCATCTGGTCAGAGTGGAACTAAGTTTAGTGTGTTTGCTAACAAGCGTCGTTCACCAATGAGATTTGATCCTGGTTTCACTGATGCTACTGCAACAAATGGTAAGTGGTATATTCAGTGTAAGGATGAGGTTAGCAGTGCACAAGGAGCTCCAGTTCCTGATAATATTTTCTGGAGAATTTCTCAGTCAGACTATCAAGATAGACAGAGATCCACTGATATGTGGTATCAACGTCTAGAAGATATTCGTGACAAAGATGAAAGAACATACAAATTACGTATGGTTATTCCTAGTTACTTACAGAACGCCAGAGATCCTATCAATGGATTCGTTCTTAAGACAAGGACTGACGACACACGTAAATTAGTACCACAGAAGGTTATATTAAAACCAGTTGTTGGTACAGTGTATGGTGCTAGATTCCAAAACCCAGTTGATGCAGCTGAATATATCGGTGATACAACTGGAACATATGATCCATACAGAAGAGACACAACAGGTGCTGGTATTGAATATAGGGCGTTTGCTAAGTTCTCATCTGGTATCCAAGCAACAATTCAGTCTGGACGTAAAATTAAGGACATATTAGATGACAGCATTGAATACTTAGAACTAACACTATTTGATCATGGTGTTGATACTAAGAACTTCCCTGGCTTAAGAAACGAGACATTTACTACAGTTAAGATCACATCACCACAGGGTGGTAACTTCGTAACAAGTAAAGTAGATAATCTTGCATCATCTACCAACGCAGTTTCATTTGCTGGTAACTCATCAGGTCTTGCAAATATTCATGCTTACTACACTATAAATGGTGAGCATTATATTATCATCAAGAATATTCGTGGTGGAACATTAGAGTACAGTGAGTACGCCAATACAAGATTTACTCAAGGCACAGTCTTTGCTGACATGCTAGAGGATCAGGATATGGGCAAATCTCTACCTCTAAAAACACAAATTGCAAAAAATAATCCCCAGTTTTTCTACAAGCAAAACGGTGCGAATGTTTATACAATCACACCTGGTGATAGAATTCAAGATGACGCTGGTGTTGAATACTATGTTGATAGTGTTGAGGATGTTGGTGTTATCGAAGATACATTCTATATCTTCGGATATGAGACATTACAGAAACGTATCTCAGGTCAACAAGATGGTATTTACTATCTAACTGCACTACGTGGTAATATCTCACCATTCCCGACTGGTGCTGGTATCACTAATAACTTTAAGAAGTTTAAGTTCTCTCAACCAGTTGGTAAACTATATCCTCTAAACTATAGAAACGATCCTCTATGGTTCAAGAACTCTGGTACAACAGCGAAAGAGAAAGATTACTATGCTGGATTAATTGATCCACCACAAGCATACTCTGCTGCTGACAACTATGTACATGGTGCTGTTACAGTCAATGATTTCAAAGGGTCAACAACTAAAGAAATGGTTGCTGACTTGACAGAACAACCAGCATTCATTGATAGAACATATACGATACAAGCACAGACTGGTAATGCTGCATCTGGATCTGAACAAAGAAAGATACCAATTGCTGGTAACGGTGCTGTATCAATAACAGATACGAAATACTACGTCGAACTTAGACGACCATCTATCGCAAGAGCAGGAAACCACACATTTGAATACCTCGGTTTCGGTCCAGGTAACTATTCAACTGGTTTACCAGCAAGACAAGAAGTTGTACTCACACCTGATGAAGACTTCTACGCACAGTCCAAGAAACAAGATGGTGGTATTGTATTCTACACTGGTATCAACTCACAAGGTGACTTGTATATTGGTAACAGAAGAATCAACGCTATCACTGGTGAAGAGACATTCATTGATAGAGCAACACTTGAAGATGATGGAGATGAGGATGATACACTAGGAGGATTGGTCACTACATTTGACACTCCTGTAACATTCAACCAGAACATCACAGTTGTTGGTGGAGATGGTGAGTTAGTAAGTAATTTTGAATCTCCTGTAGTTATCTCAGTCCAAGATGAGGATCTAACACAATCTCGTGATGTACTCATCATACGTTCAAATGTAAGTTCTATTGATCCAGTCACACAATTAGAACAGGATTCGGGTCTTAATAGAACTGCTTTCAGTCCTACAACTGAGGGTGATATTAGAATTAGTAAGAACAGAATACAATCTGCTGTATTCCAGTTCAATCCTAGAGGTAAGGGTCAGAGATACTTATTCCAGACACATACTGTAGGAGGTGTTGCTTCTAACATCACACCAAATCAAGATGATGTAGTTACTATTGATTCCAACACAGGTCTTAATACTGGCGGAACTTCAATTAATTCTGCACAGTTTGTTAATTATGATGGTGTAGATGCAAGACCAGGCGATGTATTGTTCAAGGGATCTGAGATTGGTAGAAGTGGATCCATTGCATGGGTTCTTTCTAATTACTTTGCACAGATTCCTAGCACCAGTATTGATAATGTTGTAACTAATGGATCAAATGTTATTAAATTAGAGTTTAGAGACTTTAATAGTGGTGTTGCTCTTACAAACCAAGAGATTGGAGTTACAGATTCATCACAGATTAGATTCAAGAACTACCCAGATGCTTCCTTTAATGGATTATCATGGCAAGTCTATGAACCACCTGGCGATCCATTCTCATCATCAAACAACTATGTACATTTCCAAATTATTGATCAACAACCACAAGGAATTGAACCATGGGAAGAAATACTTGTTGACAATAATGGCACAGCATTAGATCCAGTTCCTACTGTCGAGTTTTCTAACTCTAACTTCAAGGAAGTTGGTGTATTAGGTGCTGAAGCATTAAGGACTTCAACAGAAATCATTGGTAATTATAAGTTAGGAATCAATACAGTTGCAAGACTTCCACATAGTGCATATACAAATGCATGGGTTGGAAATGAATCTGATCCTCGTGCAAACTTAGATGTTGTTGGTACAGCATTTATCAGTGGTAGAACAACTGGTGACTTCTTATTCCATACAAACTTTGCTGATCGTGATAAGACTGCTGTTGATAACGCATTCTTAGTTGGTGGTGATAGTGCAGCACCTAACGATATTTCAGTATTCAGAATCGCAACTACAAATAGTGGTCGTGTTGGTATCAATGTAAGTAATGCTAATTTAGACAGAGCTTTAGTTGTTGATGGCACATCTAGATATACAGATGATGCTAAATTTGAACATGATATCGAAGTTAATGGTGATGATGGTGTAATCGCTGAGATTAGAACATCACAAACAACTGGTACATTTAATTTAATTACTGATAATACCTTTACTGGTACAATTAACTTTGGCAACAAAGTTGAGACTATCAATATTGGTAATACAACTGAGGAAGATCAGTTTATTAATATTGGTAAGGCATCATTACATAGCAATATTGATCTTGGTGTAACACCAGACAATCGTCCATCTGATGGTGCATTAACAATCAGTAAAGTTCAAATTGGTGGTGCATATGATTCAACCGAATCATTATCATTCACCAGAGTTAAGAGTAAATCATTTAAAGTTGATGGTGATTTTGTTTTAGGTGGAAGAAGAACTATTACTGATAGTGTTAGATTATCAACCACTGCAGGAACTGTTAGTTTCTTCTCAGACTCTGGTTCTGCATCTACAATTAATTTTGCTACCAACGCATCTGAGATTAACATCGCTGGACAGGGTGGTACAACCACTATCAATAACCAATTAAGAGTTATTGCTTCTGCCAGATTTGATGGAAACATTACATTATGTGGTGGTGTCGCTTCGTTCTCATTCGTAGGTGATAGAGCACAACTTGGATCAACAGTATTTGCTCATGATGATGGTATTCTAAGTGATACTTTATTCAATAAGAATATTGACATCTTGAATGTTCTTGTCATAGGAACAACTGCAGAAGGATACAACGAGGTTGACACCGCTGGTAGTGGTGATTGGGGTGGTGCTGTTTATCAGCAAGAAATTAGCAACATTGGTGGTAACCCAGTTGTTGAACCACAGACATTACCTAGTTTGGTAGGAACTGATCTATATTACTTACCATTACTTAATGCTCCTAACAAAGCAAATGGTGATCCATACTTTGTTGAAAATGATTATATTATAATCAATAGTGCAGTATCTGCTAGTGGTCACCCAGAAATAGTACAGGTTGTAGAACTAACTAGAACATTAGTTGCTCCTTACTATGTTAAAGTTAAACGTCAACCATTAGGAACATATACTGCAGTTCTTGACAATCATCCAGATAGAACAGTTATCTATAAAGTTAACGTACAGTTTGATGCTACATGGACAGAACAGGCACTTGATAACACAGGTCCTCAAGACAATGTATATCTCTCTGAATTTGGTGGTACTTTAACAGATAATGATTATGTAATTATTGATCGTGAAGACACAAATGGTGATGGCATCTTTAATCAGGGTGAGGTTATCAAAGTTGTTACTCCATTATCTGCTGAAGAACAGAAGTTTACAATCTCTAAGGACTGTTCTGATCCTGCTAATGATGTATTCGTTGTTAATTCTGTTACAGGTGACACTACAATACTTGGTAATACTACTATTAACAATAGTCTTAAAATTGCTGGTGGTTGTGGAACAATATCAACAATTGAATTTACTGGAGATGTAACTGCTGGAATTAAAGCCATCACAAATGTCGTTGTAACATCACCTGGTAAAACAATTAATGATCTTGTAGTTGGAGATTATGTTGCAAATACCACTAATGAATCTCAGATAGAATTTACACATGACACATTTATATTAGCGATTGATACAGTAAATTCAACCATTTACTTAAATGAGTTTACCTTAGGTGCTTCAACCAGTAACATTACAATGGAAGCAAGAAGAAATGAGAAATTCTTGCTTACAAATGGTAATTCAGTACCAGTTTATCAGACTGATACATGCACTGGAACAACAACCGTTGGAAATCATTTCGGAAGAATTGATATTGAATACTCACTAGGTGGTGACGACGTTGTTTACACAAATACTGCAGCATTACCAAATGCATTTGACGCTGGTATAATTACTAAAGCATTTAGTTATTGGGTTGATCCTAAGATTGCATCCGAAGGAGGTCCTGATACAAATGTTAGAGCAACTGCTCTAGGGGGTGGTGGTTTAGTACAAGTTCCTGTAAACTCATTAGGTGAAGGTGATGGTAAATTTGCAGTTAATAATCTAGTATTCATAGGTACAGTAACTGCTGCAACAACTGGTGTTGGTGATTTTATAATTGGTAAGATCACTGAAGTAATAGATGATGCTACTAACCCAACTATTGTTGTTGGTGCACCTGGCGATGGTCTTGATACTAACCAACCATTTACCCCATCTGACAATGTATTTGACCAAGGTAATGTTGTTAGAAGAGTTATCAAACATCAGGAGTATGCTAACATCATAGACATCGAGACTAGAACAAGAGTTATTTCTGGATCTAGTTCTACTTACTGCTCAATGATTCTTGATAGAGGATATATTGTACAATCGAAACTAGATTACATAGGATGGGTAGCTCTCGCCAATGATCGAAACCAAGCACAAATGTTTGTCAAGGTTGCTGGTAGATTAGAAGGAATTGTTCATACACCATCTATGAATGAGCAAAAAACTCTCGGTGGTATTCCATATAGAAGAGGTGATCTCAATGTTAGTGGTGACCTTAAGCTGATTGGTGGAGGTTTCCAGATAATGGATTCAGTCAATCAGACTCCACTATTAACATTCATCAATGATGATGGTCATGCTGATCACCAAGGTTTATTCAGATGGGATGCTGGTGTAATAGCAAGAGGTGACTTCTATCTATTCAAAGGTGGAGATCCAGAAAACGTTGTCTTTAACCCAGATACAAATACTCCATCATTCTCTGTTGATAACTCTGGAAATGTAACTGCTGAGAAATCATTAACTATAGAAGGCGTTGCTTCCACAACACCATCATCATCATTCAAACAGTTCTCTGTACAGAATTTAGGACCTTCTGGAACAGAAGAATTCTCAATCAAGCAGGATAGTTCAATAGATGGATTTGGTTATCAAAACTACATCACATCATCTGGTGCAAAACATACAAGATACATTTCATCTGCATCAACAGAGGCAGACTTGATATTAAAACCAAATATCGTGTATATGGTAAATACTACAGCATCTAGTACTTTAGTATTGACAATGCCATCAGCACCACAAACTGGTGATGTTATAAGAATCACTGATGTAGGTGGTAATTTAAGTTACAATACATCACTTGTATTAAGAACTCCAGAAACATCTGGAACTAAGATACAAGGAGACAGCACAGGAACATTATTGGGTGGTAGGATAACTCCATATCCATCAGGTGAATTAGTTGTACAGACACCAAATGCTGCATTTGCTCTTGTATATCTAGGTGCTACTGATAATAATGGTCAAGTAGGTATTCCAACTTCAGTACAAGGTTGGTGGTTAACGGAGGTCTAATTAATGGCAAACTACAATAGAATCAAGTCTGCCAAGGCAGTTCCTATTGGAACTATAATACCTTGGACTGGATCGTCAAGTTCATCTGCTGTTTTAGATGATGCTATTCCAAATGGATATGTTGTTTGTAGAGGACAAGCATTGAGAGCTATTGATTATCCATTACTAGCACAATTGCTTGGTAATACTTATGGTCCTTATCAAGAACCACAAGGACCTCCAGTTGGTATTCTAAATCCATATCCAAATTATGATGACGATGATATATTTTTACTACCAAATTTGAACAACTGTCAGTTACAAGATCTTGAGTCATCAAGAATAGATCCATCTACCATCCCAATAATAGGACAGTATATTACAGAATTTGGTAATGATGCAACTCCACTAAGTTTAATTACATCATTTATTGATGTTAACTTTGCAGTTACTGGGGTAGATGATTTAGCAGGGAAGATAACTGGTATCGAACTCAGTGAGCCTGCTTTTTTTGATACATATAGAACTATACCAAGAAAATTAGGTGTTGACCATACACCAGCACACACACATCCAAGACCAGTTTCTGGTGGTGTAACAGGTAGTTACCCATCAACTTCTCTTGCTGGAACATTTCCTGAGGTATTCATACCAGGTAATTTTGACACTCAACAAGGAGATTGGACAACTACAACTCCTGATCCTATTCCTCCAGAAGAAACAGTAGATTTATTCGATCCTGGTGACATGCAGTTAACATGGTATGATGATGTGGCGGACAGTCTAGTTACTTGTGATGGATTCAATGACTTTACAGTAGCATCACAAGTTATACCACAAGCAAGATCAGCTTCTTCACCAAGAAATGTTCCACAATATAATAATATTATTAATGAGTATCAAGATGATTACTCATGTATACCCAATCAAGATGTTCCTGCTGTGTCTGCACCATTTCCTCCAGAAGGAAGTTACAATGGATTTAGAAATTACTATTCTACAGGAAATGTTAGTGCTGCAAGAAGACAAGGACCTTATCCTACAACTTTAAATCATAATGCAGATGCATGGACATCTAACTCACTTGCATCACATAATCATTTCACAATAGATTTGACAATGACTACTGGACAAATGAGACTACCTAGCACTATTCTCATAAATAATATGACAACAGGAACCATAGCACCTGTTAGCGTTGACAAAGCTTTAAGTGTACAGGTTAATCCTAATACTCCATCACTCACTACACTTGTCATAATGAGGGCATTTTAAATGGCAGTATTCTACAATAGAGAAAAGTCTAAGATAGGAACTACTACTGGAACTATTATTCATTGGTCTAAAGAATTGACTAGTAATGATCCAGAAAATACCAGCACAAAAGATTTATTACCAGCGGGTTATCTAAGGTGTGATGGCAGCATTTATGCAGCAGATATTTTTCCAGAATTAGCAACTATATTAGGAGTAGGATCACAATCAAGATATAGAAAATCAAACGTAACATTATTAGATAATCAATTTCAACTCCCAGATTTTGGATCTAAAAAATTAAGAGCATCTGCTGGATCAAACTTGGGTCTTGAAGTTGATTTAAGACTTTTAGATGATAATAATCAAGACATTACAAAATCTGGTGTTGGATTAGAAGTTCAAAGTAATATTGGAGAACAGTACGAAATATTATATCAAGGTAGTTTCTTTTTACCATCACAAGTAATAGAAATTACAGGTCAACCTGGTTTTACTAGAATTAGTGGTAACTATACAGAAGAGATAGATGTATTGCCTAACGCATTTTTACCACATGCACACTTCCATGATGGTACTAGAACAAGAGTCAAGTCAAGTATAAACAATGAATTTGCATCTGTTGGTAGAAACTTTTACTCAAGAAAAAGCACATTATGTATTGTGCCTTGGTACTATAACACAAAACAAGATTTATGCCATATGGGAGCAACTAGAATTAGATTAGCAGGAACATCAATTCCTGACGGACAATCTACATTTAGTTTGATATTTGTTAGTGGTACTTGTACAAGATATATTTACGGCGGATGTTTACAAGGTTGTAATTATTATATCCCTCCTAGTAACTATTGTTTATCTCCTGATCTTTCTCCAACAAGTCCTATTATAACAAGTGCATCAACATATGTTGCTGGATTAGTCACACAATATGGTGGATCATGTGAATATCCAATATGGTCTGGTCAGACATTTGGTTGTGATACAGGTGAGGGAATGGCTCCAACACAGACAAACACATGTGGTAATGTTACTTACACTGGAACAGTATATTCAAAATGTATTCCAAGTGGTTCGTTAGGCGGTTTTGTTTGTGGAGGTATGCCAGCTGGTGCTAAAACTGGTGAAATCACAATACCACAAAACTACGATGACCCTAATGTACCATTTGATGTTAATAAGGATACTGACCAACCTGGTTATTCTGCAATATCTAATGTAACTAACGAGGTGAGAGCATTTGGTAATGATGGTACACACAAACACTTTGTTAACTTTGAGGCACAACCACATACATATAAAGTGAATACTTTACCAACATTCATTCCTGCTGGTAATTTGACATCTACTATTAACATAAACGTTAATGAGCAAAACAAAGCTGATCAATTTATTCAACCTTATATTGTTCAAGAGTTTCTAATTAAGTTCTAATGACTGTATCATATAGAAATAAATTTAACGCATACAAGCAAGAGCATGAGAATAATTATGCTACTATCGGATCAGTATTTCCAGTAGCAGTAGATTCTTTTTCTGGTGTATTATCTTCTAGCAATGGTGGTGCTGGTAACGGAGGAGAAATAGAAGAATACTCATATAAAGGTTATTTGTATTGTGATGGTAGAGAGTTAAACATAAGAGATTATCCACAGTTATATAAAGTTATTAGAAACACCTATGGTGGAAACACTGCTAAAACAGTAACCACTCACACTGAACCAGGTGGATTAAGAAGAATATACTGGATAAACAATAAGTTGTTTTTCAATTTTTTAGCGGATCCATCTGTAAATTCTACCAGTAAACTACCATATCCATATGGATGTAATCTTCTTCTTAAAGATGATACTAGTGATTCACCACCAGGTCCTGGTTTAGGAAGTTTACCATCTAATGTATTTGATTACACAACAATTCTTCTCACCAAAGCTCCAACTGAACAAGTTGCTATACTTAACCAACCTGTTGGTGAGTTTGCATATGAAATAGTATTTCCAGAAAGTGTAGATCCAGCACAGTTACCACAAACTAATGTAGATATTACTACAGGAACACATCCTACATTACAGATTAATAAATCATTTGCATTTAATGATACACCACATCAAATAGGAAAATTTAATTTACCAGATTTAAGAGATAGAGTCATTATTGGTGTGGGTGACGTAGATGGTGCAGGAACACCAACAGTAGAAAATGCATTGATTAATACTGTAGGACAAACTGGTGGAAGATGGTACATATCAAAGAATGATATTCTTGATGGTGGTACGTTTTTTAATGTTAGTGGTGTGAGAACAACAAACTATGCAAATATACAGGCAGATGTATTTACATATCTCACAGGTTCAGTAGACTTTCGAGTAGGTCCTATAGATGACCACATCTTTAATAGACCAGTAGAACACGCACATTATATTCTATCATCACAACCAGATGAGGGAGTTGACAATGAGAGAGGTGGAGTTCCTGTTGATGAGTTTGCTGTAAACTATGCACAAACAAGAGCAAATATCATAGCATTTCAACCAGCTACTGGTGGTGGTCTTGCTTTAGGACACTCACATGGTTTAACACGTGAACAATTACCAGATCCTACTATCGCTACTTTTGGTAACACTGCTGGTATTGGTGGTATTGATCCTAATCAACCAGCTGATGTATTTTATGACGTTAGTGATACAACAATATCCTCTACTGCTTCTTATCTAAACACTGCATTAGAAGATCACGGACCTGGTGGAGGAGAGTGGGAAGGATTTACGAAACCAGGTATAGCACAAGGTTCACAGTATCTTGCATTTGGATATAAGGCAGCTGGTAACTTAGGGTTAACAACAAATCCTGGTTTTAGAAGTGTAACATATACTATGGATTTTACTGGTTACACAAAGTTTTATATCTTCTGTATAGCAGGGAATGATAGTAATGGTGGTGAAAGACCAAATAATAATGGTGAAGGATTATATGTAGAATTTTCTGATGGAACTGTAACACAAATTTTACCATCATATCAAGAGTACAAAGATAACAATGGTATTCCAGATGGTCAAAATGCATTTGACTTATATGATGCATTATATGCAAACTGGAAAGAATTTGAAATTGATATTCCAGTAGCATTACAAGATACTCCTAATCAAACTGTAATAATCAAATATACAAATACTGGTGGTGCAACAGAACAAGGACCTAGCGTACCAGCAGGAAACGAAAATGCTAATGACATGTATGGTATACAAGGTATTGGATTACGTGGAGGTATTGCATCAACTCCTCCTAGCACACCAGGTGAATATCCTATAACTGGTAGTCCAAATATAGTAATATCAAATATATCATACGACGCAGCAAATGGATATGCATTAGTTACTACTGCACAAGCACATGGATTTGATAATGATGATTATATTCAGATATCAGGATGTCTTCCAGACGAATATAATGGAATATATCAGTTAATCCCTGCACAATTTACTACTACTGGTTTCGCTTATATACCATTTGATACACCATCAGTTAACAATGCACAACAAGTTGGTGTTGTTAAATTGGCATCAGGAACATTTCAAGATGTAACTACAACTCCTCCTCCTAGATTATATCCTATAGACAATAATACAACTATTGGTGGTAAGGTAGATGTGTTTACACCACCAGGTGAAGGAACACTATTCCAAAGTGAAAATATAACAACACCAACAACATTTACATTGCCAGCAGTGCCAGAGTCAGCAGGACAGGTAACAAGAATAGATATACAATTAAAAGCACCTGGCGGTGGTGGTGGAGGATCTGATATATCTGGAGATGCTGGAGGATATGCATTTTGTATAATTGAAATTGGTGGTCAATCATATACATGTTATGCATATGGTGGACAACCTGGTATATCTGGAGCTCAAGGAGGTGCTGGAGGTGCTGGAGGAACATTTTTAATTCCAGGAGATTTAATAAACAATGATCAAGTGAACATCTCTGGAAGTACAAATGGTGTAGGAGGTGACTCAGGTGGACAAGTAGGTCCTGGCACAGCATATGGTGGAGGTGCTCTTGGTAATGGTCAAGGACAAGGTGGTGTTGGTGGTAATGGATCTGCAGGAACATTTACCACAACTAGTGATACAGGATTTGTGGAACAGAGTGGTAATTCATGGACAGCACCTGGAAATGCAAATGTTATTAATAGAATAGTTACTGCAAGAGTCGCAGGAGGTGGCGGTGGAGGAGGTAATGGTAATGCAAACTCTGGATGTCAATTAGGGTCAACTGTACTACCAAGTACACCAGAGCAACCTGGTGATGGATCTGCTATTGGTGGATTCGGTGGTGGTGGTGCGTTAGTTACTGCTACATGGGATAATCCTGGTCCTAGTTCATTAACATGGATAATCGGACAAGGTGGAGAAGCAGGGAAAAATGAAAGAGATGGATATATTGAAGGTCCTGGTTATGAGACACATGTGGTATCACAAGGTGGTACTGGATCATCATCTGGTGGAAATGGCGGACTAGGTGCATATGGTAATGGTGCTACTGGTGGAGGTGGCGGTGGTTGCACAGGTGTGATAGTAGATGGTGCTATTCCAGTTTTTGGAGCTGGTGGCGGTGGTGCTGGTGGAGGATCAGGTGGTGGATTCAATGGTGGTACTTGGTATGATGGATGTTATGCTGGTGGAAATAATCAAGGTGCTAAGGTAAACTTATCAGCACAATCTTCTGCACTAGACTTTTCTGCTAACGGAATAAATGGAACTCAAGGTGGTTGTACTGCTGGTGGAGGCGGTGGCGGCGGCGGAGGCTGCGGTACTGGTGACCCTGCTGAAGGTGGATTTGGTGGAACAGCTGGTGAGGGTCACAATGGTAATGGTGGTGGTACTGGTGGTCAGCGTGGTAATTCTGCTTATAGATCAGATGCATTAGCAGGAGTAACATGGTCAGTAGCAAATAATGGTGGAGCACCAGGACAACCTGGTGGTGCAGGGTATGTAGAGATAAGAGTTCAAGATGAATTAGAATTTGATGCAAACGTTGGTGGTGGTGGAGGACAAGGAGCAACAATAATACTTGAGATAGCAAATATAAACACTGCCGTAACAGCAGGATTACAGGGTGCTGGTGCTGGTGGTGGATCAGGTTCGACTGGTGGAGATGCGGGTAATGTTGTAGTAGAATACAGAGGAATATTACCTGGTGGTGATGTTGAAGGCACACAGTCTTCACCCGCAGGAGATTATTATGAGTGTGATCAAAGTGGTGTACCTGGCGGTCCTGCTTTTACAAGTAATATTTGGAAATCATCTAGTGCAAATGGTGATACTAAAACTAATGATTTGAAACCAGTCGTGCCAGGTAATGGTCAAGGTAATAATGGTGGATTCTCAATGATAACATCTGCTAATGGTGAACCTCCAACATATGGAAATCGTTCTACAAAATATCTACCATTCTCAGGATCACAAACAAGAGAATATGTTTTAGGTCCTTTAGATTTGACTATTTGTAATAAGATAGAGTTTTCTGTAATTAATGGTACTGGTTTTAATGGTGGTGATTTACCAGAAGAAGATTTATTATGTTTCTGGAGAGCAACTGGATCATCAACTACAAATTTATTAGGTTCTATTGTAAGTGCTGGCGGTGGTACTGGAGTGTGGACAGAATATCCTCTTATTATACCAGAAAATGGTGACATGAAAAAAGCTAGCATTGAACTAATAATTAGACAATCAAGAATTCTCAATCAAGATGATAATGCAAATGATGAACTAGATAATTATGGTATTTGTGCAGTCACATTCTTCTATGATCCAGTAACAACGTCAGTGTTTACACCATCAAATGGAAGTACAATTACAGGTATTGACTATGTTGATAGAAATGTAAATGTAGTCGAGTCTGGATTAATTACAAGTGAAGGAACATTTGAAATGAGTTCATCAACACCTATTACAGTATCATCGACTGCAGTTCCAGAAATTGATATACCCTTAATAACTAAATACCATAAGGTAAAGTACCTTATTAAAGCGATATAAAGAACAATGAACGAGTATTCATCACACGATGTAGTGTTATACGTAAATGCCATCAATAAAACAATGGCAAAGAATGGTGTCACTAAAACCATTAGTGATGCGTTCTGGACATCTGATATTGTTCCTATATTATATCCACTATGGGATTCAGATAGAGATAAATTAGAGAGTTTCATTCGTTATAATGATGGCATATCTTTAATGAATAAGAATAAGTATCAGAGAAATCAAAAAACTGGTGTTTATAAGTGGGTATCATATGAGATGGACTTGGAAGCATTTGAGAAAAGTGATGTAGATGATTTATATACTAAGTTAAGTGATAAATTTGTCGAGTATAGAGGATTAGATGATACTGACTTAGAAACTCAACTAGCAGCAAAGTTTGCTAAAGAAGAATATACAAACTGGACAAAGATTAGACTAATCAGAAATTTCTTATTAATGGACAGTGATTGGACACAGGTCGGAGACGCACCTCTTACTGCAGATCAAAAGACACAATGGACAGCATATAGAACAAAACTTAGAAATATACCATCAGAACAATCATCTATACCAGCGGGTCAGGTAAAATTTCCAATCACACCAATAAAATATGCAGATATGTTAGTAGAAAATGCATCACTAGGTGAGTATCTAGCAACTGATTCACAATTCTATGTCTTAGGTCACTCAGTATTCCGTAAGTTTAGTAAGAGACTTACAACATACCTAGCGATGGCAATAACAACTGAAGCAATTGATGGATTACCACAGAACAGAGTATACTCAGAGACTGATACACTAGATGCTATATTAACTGCTATTGATAATGGAGGATTAGGTTAATGCCATTAATTTCAAGTGAACCACAGACCATAGGTAATATGGCAGCACGTGTGGCAGCACTAGAAGAAAAATATGTTTTAGTGATTGACAACACAGCATATCACTCAATGACTGCTGATGAGAAGACTGCAATGTATAATTATTACAAGAGTGTAGATAGTAATGGTGATCCACAATGGATTATACCAGAAGCAGAAATAGACGAGATATTTGCATTGAAACATATATTTTATATTTTTAAAACACAACAGTTAGCAGTAGATAATTGCTACGATTGGTTTCCACAACCACAGAACCTACCTAACTCAGCACATAGGATACCAGCATATGTTATAGCACCTAACGGTACAATACCATATGTAAATGTAGATCCTACACCACCAGGTTGACAATCATAAAACTTGTGATAGAATAAGGATAGTTATCACTTACAGATGAACGTACCTGACCCTTGGATGCTACAACACTTGCAGCTGCAAGCAATACTCAGGGATCATCCGATTCCTGCTGATCAAATGCAGTATCTAGGAGAAAGAGAATACACAACAGAATATAATGCACACCCAGAATATCATGGAAAACAAATGCCATGGTATTTAATTGGTGGTCAGCATGAAGTTCCAGTTTGTGACATTCAAGATGTCACAGCGGGTGATGATGCTTAAATAATAGAACTTACTATCAAAACTATGAGAGATCAAGGTTCAGTAGGAAAGGAATCACCAGAGGTAAAATATGATAGAGCACTTGCTTTATTCACAGAGTCAGTTCTGGCACCCGACCATCAATTAAGAGGTTGTGCACACAACCAAGGATGTTTCGATGAACTCATGGAGATCAGGAAGCATGTATTAGAATATCTCAAGACATTGAGAGAAGTCACACATCATACTAACCCAGATGAAAGTGATGCAATTGAAAGTGAAAAACTCATGACAGCAAAAACAATGCAGTTCATGCGTGACAATATCCCATCTCGTTATTAATGGACAAAAAGACAAGACTATTGGAAGCACTATCACATATTAATAGTGTGGACAAACTGATAATTGATGAAGATTATCATGGATACATGAGTGGTAAACTACTCATGGTTGAAATAGAACTTCAAAGACAACTACAGAAACTTACCAATGAAAGAAGAAGAATTCCGATCCGCAATAAACAACATCTTAATGATGCAAAACAACAACGACCAGAACTTCCAGATTTTACAAGCACAGATTGATAAACTACAAGAACAACTCAATGATCTAAACGATCTCAAGGAAATGTTTAGACTACCTAACCCTGCTAACGCAAATAGGAAAGAGTTCGATGTTGTTGAGTGATCTTCATTTACTACAACCAATAGTAATTGATGGTGTTGTTGGTTACATCAATTTTATATGCGAAGATTATGTTACCATGATATTCATGGACACACCACTACCCGCATCTATGAATAGTAGATGGGGAAGACATCAAGTGGCAAGGTGTATATATCCGCAGGACTTAATCAATGTACGCACACATCTTACGGAGAAAGAGTTAGCACACCCAGTATTGCACCGCACCAGTGACCCATTATCGAATCATCACAGAAAGAACAATCCAAAATTTATAGGCAGACCCACCCCTGATCGCAACAGTAGATCACATCCGTACAACTAATTCCGCAATTGCGGAGTAGACAGTTAGGAAAGTGTAACAATCTCTTGCACAGGGGATTTTTATGCGTTATAATAATGATGGGAAAACAACCAGATTAATTTCTAGGTTTGTTTTCTCGCACCCTATTACACTTGACAATGAAGAGAAAGTATCCTAGAATGCCTGTTACTATCACACCAGATGAGGTAACAATGCAAGACAAGTTCACACTTACAGAGATTAAGTATCTTATGAATCTGATGATGGGTGACTATCATTCAACACACTCTAGACTCTACGCTAAACTAGAGAGGATGCTAGAATCATACGAGTAGACAGTTATATTAGTGGCACAAGAGAGGTAGAAACGTAGTTTATATCGACTATAATAAGTACATACACAAAGGAGCACCACTCATGAACACAGCACTATTCCAACAAGAAATGGCAAACATCGAAGAGTACGCACAGACACTATGTGAGACTCTAGAAGA